CAAGTGACTGTAATCTGGTGAAATGTCTGGTAGGTATTAAATGTACCATTTGAGTAAATTCTACAATTTCTCCCTGCGCCGTAAAAGTATAAGTTACAAGTTTTTCTGGCGTATCTTCAGGATAAAACTTCACAATATTATTCCAGCCAGTCGTTGATGTGCTTGAAGTTGCTCTTGCTGCAACTAATGCAGAATATGAATTATATGTGGTCACTTGAAAGTCACCAGTCGGTTTTGCTTCCGAACCATAAAAACTAGATGCGTTTGGATCATAATTATTTGTATTAATTACCTGATAGACATCTCTTGTTGTTAGATCATCTCCATATTTTCCAGACAGAGTGTAAGTTGTTATGTAAAACTGTGATATAGTGCCAGTAAGAATGCAACTCGTATTTGTCATCGTAACGCCAGTTATTACACCTTGTGTCGATAGTCCTTTATCCGCTATAGCACTAACAAACGAAACATTTACTGGTTGTCCCATATCAACCAAAGTTTTAGCATGAGAGAACTCTACAGTTTCACCATCAGGTATCACTCTAAACTGTGTGCCATATATCGATAAAGCCATCTCTTACAGTGTTCCTCTTTTCATTAACTCTTGAAATCTTGGCATCCAAGATTCTATTTCCTCATGATCTTCTTTTGTATGTGGTGGCGGTGGCATGTAAGGATTAAATTTAATCACAGCATCAAACTTTTTGGGTATGTCTTCCCAACGTTCGTAAGTTTTCAACTCACCATTCAGTAAAATAATAAATTCATGTTTCATGTTTAGTTCAGTCTAATTATTGATCCTTGTATAGTCATTGTGCCGCCAGATTTAATTGTTGCAGAACCACTTGCTTGAATATCTAAAGTTTGACATGTAGCTCTCAGTCTTTGAGTTACAGCCAGTGTAGCATTCTTTTTAATTGTTCCATTCAGATTACCATCAACTGTAGCAGTAACATCACCCTTGACTGTGGCATCAACATTTTTACCAACAGTCATTTTAACATTTTTGTCTACTTTGACGTAAGCGCTTTCTTTTACATAAACTTCAGCATCTCCTTGCACCGTAACAAAACACTTACCCATAATGTACACACGGTCATTGCCCATTACAATTTCATAATTATCTTTAGTAATCTTTTCTACTTTATCACCAGCCGGAAACCATTCTTGAAATGAACCATTACGGTGTGCAAGATGAATACGTTCTTTACCAACAGTATCATCAAATTCCATAATGTGCCCAGACTCAGTTTCAGTAACATTGTTGTATGGATACTTTGCAGCATATTGCGTTGTTGGTTCTGTCCAAGCACTAGTTTCAGCAACGGGAATAGATTTAACTACATTATCTTTACGTTCCTGAATAAAAGTTTTATTCATGTTTTCATCATTACGTGCTAATCGTGATGTTGTTGGTTCATCTAATATTCGTGGATAAGATTCAGCAGCAGACTTTTCTGTGATCTTGATACCCGAACCATCAGTGCTATATGTTTTTGATGCTGGTGTTCTTGGTGAATTTTGCAATTCAGAGGATGTTCTTGCGTCACTAAATCCCTGTTGATAATTTGCGGCAACAATTGGTATACTAGGCAATACACCTAAAATTATTGGTTCTTGAGCATTTTCCCCATCAGCAAAAAAACCAAACACCATATCACCTTCACGTGGTGAATAAGTGTTTGTATTGTTTGTTGGTAAAGCAGATTGTGCCCAAGGCAAAGAATCAGTAGGTAACAAAGATTTGTTATCAGTATGCCAACCAACACAGCGAACTCTACATCGCCCCAGTTTTAGTGGATCGTTAATTTTCTCAACGATACCAATCCACCAAGTAAAACCGTTTTTACCAGCAAAATTTTTATTATCTTCAGATTGTTCCATATTGTTCTATTTCTCTTGTCTCTGCTGATGTTGCCGATGGAATAAATTGTAAGTCATTAGATGTTGTGGCCAATTCTAAAATGGTTTCATGTTTTTGATAACCTATAATGTGTCTTGTGGCAACAATTAAATACTTACCACTCAAAGAACGATCTTTGTTATCATCACCCTTTTCACGAATAGAAAAACTAGGGAAATTTAATGTCAAATTAAAACCAGATGTAAGTTGAAAATTACCAGCCATAACCAGTTTAATTCTTTTGTTCATTAAATTATTAAATATGGCTTTTCTCTGAAACACAAAGTCTTCTTGTGTTTCAACTTTTGAAATTGAAGTGGGGTCGTATTTTTTTATATACTTACTCTCACTTCTAAATGCACCAAAAGGACTTACAGTTTTTTTAGAGTCGTATGCTTGTGATGCGTCTGTACCACCACGATTGACTGAAGCAAAATAATTAGGATTTTTGTTACCATGATTCATTTGAGAATAGTGATCTTCATAGGTAATCTTTTTAACGCCAATCGTTCTAGTAATAGGATCGAATCCTATAAAAGTGCCAGAGTTCACACCCGAACGTGTCGTTTTAATTTTATCAACTTGAGAAATTATTTCATAATCTTTGGGGCTCAAAAGATCATCGGTAATTCCTGTTTCTTGTATATTTTTAGGTGGAAACTTAATATCAAACAAAGATGGCGCACTCAACAAACTTGATAATGATGCGAAATTGTATCCCAAATTATTTTCAAAAAACACATAATTGGGCGATCTTTTTTCATCGATTGCTCGTTTTGCACACCATTCAATTGCATCTAAAGGTTTTAAGTTTGGTATTACAATGTCACGAATTCCTGTAGTCTCTTCAAAAAGACCTTTTAATTTGTTTGCCGGTGTCTTTAAATAATTTGTAAGTATTACTTCAACTATTTTTGAATATGAAGAATTAAATGATTGATTTACCAACTGTTGATCGGAATACATTAATTCATCAGAAACAAAATGAAGAACATAAGTTTCTGTAGTTTCATTAACACTCATTCTGTTGCTTTGTTTAAAAATTCTAAAGGCCTTTTTAAACTTTAAACTATCATTATCAGAAGATTTTGCTAAATCAATTAAAATAGATTCTGAACCATCAAACAAGAGGGCAGAAGAAAGACCAACAGAGTCAACTATTAAAACTGAACCGGTAACTATTGGAACTAGAAGGGCATCAAAGATGTTTATTTCTTCATAAATTTTGGATATATCAAACTTGCCTGCTTTAGTAATTATAGCAAGTTCATTTACAACAAACTTAGAAGATGCAGAAACTTGTTTACTCATTATTCATTAAGCACTCTAATTAACTCATCCATCAAACCTGTTTGATAGAAAGAACGAGATTGTGTAACAAACTCCGACCTTAGTAATTTGATTTCCCTTTTAGATTCATTTAATTCCAACTCATATTCATAATATGTTTGTTTTGATTTTGAAATGGTTTCTGTAATTTTTTTGCCATTTGCCAAAGTATATTCGGTTGAGGATACTATAACATTAGCATATGAGTTAGCATCTATTTCTATTTTTTCCGTAATCGTATCTTTTGTTGGGTCAGAACTTACTCTTGAAATTGTTTTGAAATAACTTTTTACATTGTTCGTACTTTGCGCCCAAACTATGCCACTTTGTACGGTAGTATTTGCAGCACCGTTTGCTGAATATTTGTCATTAACATAACTAACAAATGTTCTTTGATCTAGTGGCCAATCATACTGAGGATCAATAATATCGTTAAACAATAAAACTATCCAATGCTTTTCTGGTGAACCATAATACTTATTTGCAATTATTTCTGGTGTATCACCATCCTGAATATCATATGGATAAAAAATAGAACTGTTTTCTTTTAGTGAATTTTCAAAAGCAAAACGAGCAATAATATTTGTTACCGTATCGAGTTCTATCGATGTGTTTGAATTACTATAAAATGTCGTTGGGAAATAATTAAAATATTTTGCCATTTTTTATCTCTTAGGGTCTCTTAGGATTTGCAAAAATATTCTTTTTCATTCCTTCTACATCTGGTCTTTGTCCACCAGTCTTTGATCTGAAGTCTCTTTTAGTAAGAAACTGAGTCTCTTTAAAATCAAGTGTCATTTGAATTGCTGAAGGCATACCTGTTCTACCCAAAGCAGGGCTTAACTCCGATGGCATCTCATATGTTGACCAACCATTGGGCGCATAGTTTACAGATATATTTTGTAAAATACAACGAGTCATTTGGGGTACGTTTGGATTAATTTTGCCCGCATAAAAAAATTCAACTTCAAACTCTGATGGTGCAATTAATAATAGGCCGTTTGATGAATCATCCAATTCTGGCGCTTGATGAAATCTTAAAGTTTCTATAATGTTTTGAACTTCTAAAGCTTCTCTTTCATCACGTGGATAGAACATGAATTCAAAAGTAAACTCACGAAAATTTGGTGATGTATATAAAATTTCCATTCTTGGGTTAACAACTGCACCACCCGTACCTAAAAACAAACCTACTTTTGTTGTTTGTTCAGCTCCAAATAAAGCACCAGCACCTTTTGCTGTTGTAGCAGCAAGTGCTGCTTTAATTGTACCACCAAGATTAGAATCCTCTCCTGATTTCATTTTTTCAAAAAGAGAAGAACCTGTTGCAAATGCTTGTCCAGCAAGTTCTTTACCTAACTCTAAACTTTCATAGTTTTGTGAATATGTGAATTGCACCGTGTCTGGCATGTAAAGTGCAATTGAGTCACTTGTTTGAACTGTAGTGTCAATTAGTGCTGTTCTTTTTATTTTTTCAACACTTTGAATGTAGGAAGAGTTGTTTGTGTTTTGTGCTTCTCTTGCAGAACTAAATGAAGAACCTGCTGGTTTAAAAAAACTAAGTTTTCCACCCAATGCTTGATTAATTGAATTGAAAGCCTTGTCTACGCCACCATTAATTGCACCCGAAAATTTTTCTTTAATATTGGGTAAAGACGGTATAGTTTTTCCACCAGTATTTGTAAAAGAAGTTGGTATATCACCTGACGATTGAACACCACTATATTTTGAACTTTTCTGTTTGAATACATGAATAACCATGTAGTGTGCTTTATCATAATTACCAACATCGGCTGGATAACGAAAAAGATTTTTTTTGTTAGCATTTTCAAACAATGAACTAAGAGGTCCACGTGTGCCTTCTTGTTTTATCGTGATATCTGACAGACCGAAAAATGGCATAAGAAATTCCTATTTGTTGACTAGATAGTATTTATGTCAAATAAAGGAAAGTTTAGACCGAAAAACCCACAAAAGTACAAGGGTGATGCAAACAACATCATCTACAGGTCTACTTGGGAAATAAAGGTAATGAATTATTTAGATGAGAATCCGAACGTCATTTGGTGGGGTTCGGAAGAACTTCCTATACCCTATCTCAGTCCGGTTGACAGAAAAAAGCATCGTTACTTTCCAGACTTTATCGCCAAGATGCGTAAAGCAGACGGTACCGTAATGACCTATGTCATAGAAGTCAAGCCTGAAAAACAAACTCAACCACCCACACAGAAGCGCAAGACTAAGACGTTTCTACAAGAAGCGATTACTTACGAAGTCAACAAAGCAAAGTGGTACGCCGCTACTGAATTTTGCAAAGACCATGGCTGGCAATTTCTAATTTTGACTGAAAGACACTTAGGTATCAGATAAATATAAGATGGCGAAACGACTTATTGATAGAATCAAGGAATCCCTTGCAAAATCAGGATATGCACCACGGTCACGTGAAGCACGTGCCTGGTTAAAATCCAAAGTTCCGGCACTCAGACCTACCAAAGGCCAATTGATGAGTGACCGTGAACGATTAAAAAATCAGTCTATCATAGGTCGTATGTACTTTTATTATTATGATCCAAAGACGAAAGATTCGTTGCCATATTACGATAGGTTCCCATTGGTTATTCCAATAGAACGATACTCAGACGGCTTTCTAGGGTTGAATCTACATTACATTCACCCAAAGCGACGAATCATTCTTCTCGACAAGTTAAGCACAATCTTAACGGATCATCGATATGATGAGAGTACAAGATTCAGAATTAGTTATGATTTTTTAAAACGAGCATCTAAAATTTATGAAGCCACGCCGTGTATCAAACGATACTTGTCTGGACATGTGCAGTCTCGTTTTCTTGAAATAACAGCAGATGAGTGGGATATTGCCGTCATGTTACCAGTAGAATCATTTGCAAAAGCAACTGCCAGCAAAGTCTGGTCAGAATCAGAGGATAAATTTTAATGTCGTTTTCACCTAATCTATTTTTGTCGAATATGAATGCAAAGGGCGGTCCCGCACGCCCTTGTCGTTTTGAAGTTATTATACCTTTGCCGGCATACATTGCTCAAGCAGTTGGAAACTCTGTATTAGAAAAAATTCTCAATTTTCCGAATTCAATTTTTAGTGATGTTTCAAGCGCAATCAATCAGGCTCTAGGCACTGGTAATGGCAGCAATGGTGCAAATCCAACTGTGTCTAGATACTTGGCACTTCAATGCGAAGCAGCAGAACTGCCAGGCAGAACATTAGAAACTGCTGATGTACGAATCTATGGTCCATCATTTAAAGTGCCTTATCGTATGCAGTATTCAGATACAAATTTTACCTTTATTTGTACAAACGATTTTTATGAACGCAAATTGTTTGATCGTTGGATGGAGGCAATTATTCCATCAGACACAAACAATATCAGATTTCCAAAAAGTAATGCATCGAGATATTTGACAAACATAAAAATTATACAATATGATGATTTAGTTCGTCAAATTTTTGCCGTCGAACTAATTGATGCATTTCCAGTAGGTATTGCCCCACAAGCATTGAATTGGGGTGATGATGGATTTCATCGACTGTCAATAAGTTTTGCGTATCAAAAATATCGCCCAATTTATGAAGGTAGTTTTGATATTGGTCAAACTCTTACAACACTTGGTGCTGGAGCCATTTCGACAATTGGAAGAAGTTTATTTTAATAATTTGAGAGGAAATTATGTTACCAAAACTTGATGTACCACTTTATTCTGTAAATTTGATTTCGACAGGAAAAGAAGTTCGAATTCGACCATTTTTGGTCAAAGAACAGAAACTTTTTTTAATGGCAGCAGAATCAGAAGATTCCAAAGAAACAATTAATACAATTAAGCAAGTTCTAAAGAACTGTGTACTAGATGATATTGATATTGATTCGTTGCCCACATTTGATCTTGAATATCTGTTCATGAATCTACGTGCAAGATCGGTAGAAGAAGTTGTAAATTTAAAATACAAATGTAACAACACGGTAAAAAATGACAAAGGTGAAGACACTGTTTGTAACGGTACTGTAGAATTTAATGTCAATCTCTTAGAAATTCAGCCAACAAAACATAATGAACATTCAAATAAGTTTATGTTGAATGATAAAATTGGCATCTGTTTAAAGTATCCGACTTTTGAGATGGTTCAAAAATATGAACAAATGGAAGAGAATGATATTATGGTTAATATTTTGGTTGACTGTATTGATTATCTCTACGACGATGATCAAGTATACTATGCCAAAGACTCTTCTCGTAAAGAATTGGAAGAGTTTGTAGATTCTATGCAACAAAAAGATTTAGAAAAAATTCGTATGTTCTTTGACACGATGCCTGAAATTAAAAAAGATTTTGAATTTGATTGTCCAAAGTGTGGGTATAAGGAGGACATGGTGGTTAAAGGACTCCAAAATTTTTTCGCCTAATATTTCGTTATGACACTTTAGCTAATTATTATCAGACAAATTTTGCAATGATGCAGCATCACAAGTATAGTTTGACCGAACTAGAAGAAATGCTACCTTGGGAAAGAAACATCTACATTAGTCTGTTAGTTAATTATTTGGAAGAAGAAAAAGAACGTATTAACGCACAAAAACAAAAACGATAATGGCAAATAAAACGTTTGAAGACTTAGCGAAAGAACTTGGTTATATAAGTTTCGCTGATATGAAAAGAACGATAGGTAGAGGTAAAAGCCTAGCTGAGTCTATCTTTTCCAAAAAAAGAAAAAGTTCAACTTCACCAACTAAGGTGGGCAATCCATCAGAAGGTTCAATCAGTGAAGATATCATACCTTTTCTAAACATCATTGCTAAAAACTCTCTTGCTTTGCCTGGTATGGCAAGAGACATGAATGTGCTTCGTCAAAATATCGTCAAGTTGGTAAAACTAAAAAATGCAGAAGCTCTTACAAAAGCAGACAAATTCTTTAAGTCAGAAGATCAACGTGAGGCAGAATTAGAAGCAGCACGTAAACAAGAAACTGCGCCAATTCAAGAAAGAGAAGGTAAAGCCAAAAAAGAAAGAATGGAAAAAGGTGGTGAAGAAGAAGGTATTCTCAGTTTTCTTTGGGATCTGATTAAAAGTATTTTGGGTGGTTTGTTTATTGGTTTGGGTATGGCATTTCTTAAAGTTTTCGATCTTGGCAAGTTAATGTCTGACATTGCAGACAAATTAAATCCATTACCATTGATTGAAGGATTATTTGAAACAATTAAAGAAGGTTGGCAAAAAATAACAGAAACAGATATAGTAAAAGAAACTCTAATTAAAGGCGTTGGTAAATTTCTAGATTTTATCACTGCGGGTTTATTTGGTGAAAAAGAGTTACGTAAGTCTTTAGATAGTCTGTCGGAATATCTAGCACCAATGATTGATGTTATGGGTGAGACATTTAATAAAATTGTTAGTTGGCTTAAAGATAATGTTGGTTGGGATCCGTTTACGATACCACTTTCAAAAATAAATGATATACCTGGTGTTGGTGATCTTCTGAAAAAAATTGGATTGGGTTTTTCAGATATTCAAGTTCCTGGTTTCAGACCATTCGATAAGAAAAAAGAAAGTGTTACTGTGCAGCCAACCGGTGCAACTGCACCGGTGCCGCCACCAAAAGAAGATTTGGGCAAAGGAAAAACAGCACTAGGAGAAACAACTTATGATGCTGCGGGCAACGTAGTTTCATCAGATGCATCAGCAGGTAAACCCACAAAAGAAAAAGGTAAAACTGGAACAGCGTCTAAAGAATCTTTAGCAACAAAAGCCGAAACAAATAAAGAAGCAGCAATAGAGTTTCTAAGAAAAAAAGCCTTTGTACAAATAGACCCAAATTCTAAAACTGGATTTTCAAGAGTAGGCACAAACTTTGAAATATCCGAACAAGCAGTAAGACAAGCAATTGCTGACGAAGGTGGTAATCCTGATAAAATTTTAAAAGTAATAAGAAGTAAAGAAACTTCTCCAGAACAAGTTAAAGCTGCAACATCAACTGGTGCAGTTGGTACTACCACTGATGCTGGTTCTACTGAGGCAAAAAGTGCCAGTGGTGCAACAGGAATGTCTGGCGCACCTAGTACAGCAAGTTCTGTTACACCTTCAGAATCATCCCCTTCACCAGCAGCATCTTCCCCAACGACTTCGGGTGCTGCATTATCATCAACATCATCTGAAGTTGCTGAAGGACAAAGAATGGATTCGGCTGCTGATGCTGGAGTGTATGTTGATGCTGGAACGGTGAACAACAGTTCAACAAGCACAGGTAAAAAACCTAAAGAAACTGCTGGCGCATATAACAGTGAATTTATTAACTCTTATTACGCTGTGCCATAATGTTATCCGATCTTCTTGGTCTTACAATAGACAAGGGTGACTTAAACAAATCATCCCCATCACCAGTAGTTGGTGCGCTTAAAAAAACAGCAATTAATTATCTTGCCATAGGTAAAATGGCAGAAGAGCTGAAACTAGTCAAGTTAAATTTCTCACGCTACTTAGCAATGGAAGGTGTGAAGGTTAAAGGCACACCTGATATGCATCTTCTCAAAGATGATGAACGTGCAAAAAAATTCAATGTTCTACGTGAAAAATATGTTGGTTCAAAAATATCTCCAGGTGCAAAAGACGGCACAAGTGGCAACAAAGGCTGGGCAAAAACTTTAGTTGCAGCGTTTATTGGATATAAAGTATCAAGAAAGTTTGAACGAAATCTAACAGCAGCAGTATTAAAACGTTATAGAAAATTAACAGCCATTCGTAAGTTAATTCGTTTTAAACGAAAAGTAATGTCTGGCTTGAAAAATTTATTAGGTAAATTAAACATTAAAAAGATGTTTCTGGAGTGGTTTAAAAAGAACACATCAAAAATAATGAAACCTCTAATTGAGATGTTTACAAATGCCATTAAACGTTTTATGCAAAAAGGTTTAACTAAGTTAATTCAAAGAGCATCTGTTTCAATACTGGCGTCAGTTTGGTCAGGTCCATTTTTGCCTATTGTCGCCGGTGCTGTTTTAATTGGTTTGATTTTATGGGAACCCATAAAAGAAACATGGGAAGCATTTGTAAAAGGTGAAGATTTTATTGACAAATTTATTGTAAGTGTAATTGATTCTCTTACGTTTGGTATATTTGGTCAAGACAATATAAAAAACTTTAAGGACTCTTTTGTCGAATGGATAGACACGATGGCAATGAAAGTATTTAATACTATTGACAGTGCCATCAAATTTGTTGAAGAAAAGGTTACTAGTTTTGCCACATTCATCATTAGTAAAGCAAAGTCTTTATTTACAACACAGTCTAGACCCGAAGATTACAAATCCTCTTTTGAAGAGTTAAATGAAAAACGTTTGAAAGATGATGCTGAAATGTTTGAAAAATACGGCAAGTATTTTGAACAGATGAGTGAATCTATTGAAAGAAAAAAAACAAGAATTGCACAATTAAAAGTTGAAATTTCGGTTTTGGAATATAGTATAACTGAGATGACCGAAGGTCCAGAAAAGGCTCGTTTGCAAGAAGCTAAAATAGAAAAGGCAAAAGAAGAACAAAAATTAGTTGCACTGGAAAAAGAACGAACAGAACAATTTGAAGGCATAGGTGATGCTGGTGATGATGAAAGAAAAATTTCAAAGAAAGTTAAAACCGAACCTGTAGTTAAACCAGCAACAAAAAAAGAAGAGATTAAAGCAGCAACAAAACCAACGCCAGCGATAACACCAACAACTTCTAAACCATCAGCAACAAGCGGCGAATATGAAGCCATTAAACAAATGGTAATCGCAAATGAAGGATGGAAAAATAAGCCCTACAAAGATTCACGTGGGCTGTGGACAGTTGGTGTTGGACACTTGATTGGTGACGGAAAAACTTTACCTAAAGAATGGGACAGAGAATTTTCAAATCAAGAAGTTCGTGAATTATTTGAAAAAGATTTTAAAGAACATTTAGACCTTGCTAAAAAAGCACCCGGTTGGGATATAGCAAACGAAGCAGGTAAAGCAGGTTTGATTGATTTAACCTATAACATGGGCGGATATTGGTACAAAAAATTTAAAATTGCTGCTGGTTTACTTAAAGAAGGTAAATTTAAAGAAGCTGCCGATGAATTTAAAGCAAGTAAATGGTACAAACAAGTTGGAGACAGAGCGCCGGCAACAGTAAGTTTAATTCGTTCTGGTGCTGCTAACGACAAACAAGGTTCGGTAGCATTAGCATCAATTTTATCATCAACAAAAGTTGCATCTGCTGGAAAATATATTGGTGAAGAATCGAAACAATTAGCTCAAAATCAAAGAGAACAAATGAAGCCTAAAGATGTGAATGTAGCTGACGCAAGTAAAACAAATAACATCAAGAAAACAAATAATCAAAACGTAGCGTCAGTAGAAAAAACAGACCCAACAGAAGCATTGGCAAATAGAACAACCTAATGTTTGATAAACTTTTTAATAAAACAAATCCAGAAAGTAAAGTAGTAAAAGATACTGCTACACCAAAAGGTATAGCAGCGATGCGTATTGTCGCCAAAGAAACTTTGTTGTTTCCATCAATGGCAAAACAACTAAGATCACTTAGCAATACTTTCTCTAGATTTGTAAAGTTACATAACATTCAACCTGCCGTTGGTGGACAAATATCTGATTTAACCAAATCACTTTCCGAATCAAAAGAAATAAAAGTTGCCAATATTAAAGTTAAAAAATACGGTAAAGAAAAAAAGAGAACTTTTTTGGCCGGAATATTAGACAAAT